TTATAGTTGATCATGTAGAGCTTACCAAAAAAGAACGTGGTTATGATACCAAGCAAAACATTGACAAGCTGAGTGAATACATGATTATTGCAAGAAATCTGTTGGGTTATTCACCAATATTAGCTGCGCATTTCAATAAAGGCATGTCAGGGATTGACAGATTAAAACTTGCCCACCAGGGTAAGATGGATCTTGCACCAATTCTTGAAGATTTTAAAAATACTGGTAATCTTGGCCAGGACTGTAATGTAGCTCTGGGTGTGTTTAATCCAGTGAAGCATGATCTGCAAGACTATGCAGGTTATGATCTAAGCAGAATGGTAAACAGTTTCAGAAGCATACACTTGATGAAAAACAGGGAAGGTGCTGAGTATATCAACATCGGCATGCATTTCAATGGTCAGATAGGAAAGTTCAGAGAATTACCGGAAGCTAAAGCTTTTGAGATAGGTATGGCAAATTATAACAACTATCAATAATGGGTAACAAATTCAATCATATTTATACTAATACATACATAGAAAATCCAACGTGTAGCATATGTGGATCAAGGATCTCACATGAATGGCTGGCAGGAGACTATACTATGCTAGTTTGCAGCAAAGAGGAGTGCTTCGATGAATGGAGTTTGAAGCGTCTTGAGGATCAAAGAAAACATAGGCTGCAAAATGCAGTTAATGAAGTTCTGCAAATCCTCGAGGGAAAAAAATAAAAATTATACTAAAATTAAAAAACATGGCGAAAGCAATTCTAGTAATTGGCGACATGGGTACAGGTAAAAGTACTTCTCTGAGAAATCTACCTCCTACAGAGACAATTATCATTACACCTAACTCCAAGGATCTTCCCTGGGAGGGTGCTATGAAATATTTCAATAAGAGAAACGGCAACCTGATATCCTGTCTGAAAATTAAAAAAGCTGTGATGACAGACCCCAATGAAGCTAATGGGGTATTAGAAAATCTTGCTCTTGCAAACAAAAATCCAGTGATCAAGTATGTTGTTCTTGAAGATTTAACACACTTCATGAATGACAGGATGTTGGATGATAAATTTGTAGCGAGTCAGGATTGGAGTAAGTGGAACAGGTTTGGTGCTGATATGTTTGCTATTACAACCAAACACATCCAGAGCATGAGAGATGATTTAACTGTGATTATCATTGGCCACACTGAGGCTAAAGATAATGGCGTAATGGGATTGCAAACAGCAGGAAAGCTGTTGGATAATACTGTGAAGCTACCCAGTTATTTTACTTATGTATTTCATAGCAGGGTGTTTAGTCAGAACAATGTGCTGACTTACAAGTTCCAGACTCACAATGACGGTAAATACCTGGCTAAAACACCAATGGGTATGTTCAAAGATGATTTTGTAGATAATGATATGAAAGACATCATCACTACAATTGATGACTATAGAAATGGCAAAGCTATTACAGCTACTGCTGCTCCTGTAGCAACTCCTGGCGTGCCCGTCAAGCTGGGTTAAAAAAAACAAAACAAAATAAAAACAACTAATAAAATTTAACATGAAAAAAATCACATTTGATTTCTTGAAAACAATGGAGATTAAGGAAGTTGAGAAAACTCCCCTGACAACTCCTACCAGCAAACTTCCTGCTCCAGGTGCTCACCTGAGATTGTTTCCTGATGGTACTGTGTATCCCAGTCCTGAACTGGTAGCTCTTCATAATCTTGAGTTCCAACCACAAGGTTCTGCAGCTGCTGAAAATGGATATGATGTGTTTACTTCTATAGAATGGGAACAGTATGGTAACAGTTCTTCTTCTGCACAGCCTTTTGTATGCTTGGCATTGGTAAGCAAGCATCAGTCTAGGGTTAGTTTGTTTTCTCAGACAAAGTACAATCCTGATCAAACCCCAAAATCCAGTGTGCTAACACAAAAAACTACAGCTGGGCTCGAGCTAATCACAGCATTAAGTGCAGTATACCTGGAAAAGCCTGAAGACAATTTGTTTGAAGACAAAGCTTACCTGGATCTGGTAATAGGATTAAATTTCCCATTGGCAAAAACATCTACCGGAATTTATCACATCCCAAAAGTATTTGCTAAAGGTAAAGAAGCCGGCAAGCCTACTTATGTACGCAGAGAAAACATCCAGATCTTTCCTATAATGATCATGGAAGAAACTGCAGCACAAAAACCAACTCCTGCAGCACAACCAGTAGCACCAGCTGCTGTTCCTACTCCTGCTGCTACTCCAGTACCTAAAACTGCTGCAGCAGCAATCTTTGGGGTATAATCACACTCACACACAAAAGCTAAAAACAATTAAAAAATTAAAAACTAAAAATTATGATTACTCCTGGTATTTTAACAGATCTGCATATTGTCAAAGCAGAAAAAAATGATAAAGGAACTCTGGTAGTTACTGTTCAGCAAGGCGAAGGCGATGCTGAGTCATTGGCATCTATATCCAAAGTAACTTCTCAGTCAGAATCTGAGCAGCAGTTTTATTTCTGGCCTATAAAAGCAGATGACAGACTTACTACTGCAGAAGCTATTGGCTCTGCTATGTATGAAAGATTCAAAGATTTCAGAAATCAGCTTGGGCATATTCTGGAACAGTTCATGCCAGTTGACAGCCTGAATTTTGATCCTGTTGCAGGCATGCCACATATTACTACGGTAACAGCTTTGAAAGCTGCACTGGGAGATCCTGACACGGGTGAAATTGTTGCTGCAAAGGTGTATGATAATTACATCACGGCTTTTATCAACTATATCACACCTGTATTGCAAGGCCCTACACCAGCACTCAGAGGTAAATTTGTACGTGCTTCCAAAGACAAGCATTTCCCGGCATTTCCACGGTTCATCCCATTCCTAGAGCCTGCAAGCATTCCTGAGAAAAGCAGCCGGCTCTCCTTCACAGCTTATGAGCTGGGATTCAGAACAGGAGATGACAAGAAGGATAAAACTACCTGGACTGGTTTTGATCAGTCTAATCCTGTCCCAGGTGGCGATGCTTCTGCTGAAGATGCAGCTGCTGTGGATAAATTGTTCCCAGCAACTAACAGGTAAGCCAAGCCATGTCAGAGCGTATCTTAAATGGCTTTAAGCCGGAAAAGCAATTGCCTGACAAATTTGCAATCTTAGACCTGGTTGATGACTACACTTTATTTTGTTATTACATCAATGAAGAAGTGTATATCAACCAGGTTATTTTATCTCCGCTTAGAAATCCTGCCTTAGATCAGCCTGATACTGTACCGAGTTTTGTAATTTATGAATCCCGGTATAACAAGCTTAAATTTTATGATCATGGCAAAGGTGAAAAAGGCGGAGATATTTTTGATTTTGTGCAAGAGCTATATGGCCTGCCTGATTTTAAAGCAGCTTGTCAAAAAATATCCAGCGATTTTGGATTAGGATTATATCCCAATGAAAATTGTCATACTTCTCAGCAAGTTTTCTTAACTCCTGGTGACAGAAAGGTAAAACCCAGGGCTGATATCCAGAACATCATAAGCTTTGATAAGTTCACTCCTCAAGGTAAAGCATACTGGGATCAGTATTATATCACTCCTGAGATCCTAACAGAATACTGCGTTACACAAGTCAGAAGCTTAATCACAAACAGAAATGTCTCTACGTTAAGAACTTTAGCTTTTGGGTATAGGATTGGTAATAAATATAAAATTTACCAGCCTTATGAGCCAGAGTTTAAGTTCATGAATAACTATCCATCTAATTATGTAGAAGGCTTGTTCCAACTAACGCAGAGAAAATCTGATAACAGGCTGCTAATCATTACAAAATCTACTAAAGATGTAATGGTTTTAAGATTGTTAGGCTATGATGCGATATCACCAAAAGGTGAAAACATTTTAATCCCAGCAGATACTATCCAGAAGCTTAAATTGCAATTTAAAAAAATTGTACTGCTTTTTGATAATGATAAAGCTGGAGTTAAAGGCGTGTTGAAGTATGCTGAGCATAACTTCCAACATATCTGGATCCCTGGGGAAAAAGATGTGTCTGATTTTATTGCTAAGTTTGGCCCGCAAAAAACACATGATTTATTACTAGACCTATTACACTAACTAACATGACAGATCTTGATCAAAATATCAGAAAGCTTTTCAATAAGCATTTCCCCACATTACAAGCAGAAAACACAATGTCGGGAAATGAGATAAAAGTTTTCATAGAAGAGCTGGGCATTATAGTCCAGAAATTAATGGCTAATTCCAAAAAACAGGAATACAGTGAAGGTGCTTACATTAGCATCCGGGAACTGGAAGAGATTCTCCGGGTTATGCGAGATCTTAAAGAGTGTTATGAAAATAACAAACCACACACCACACAAGATATTCTCAGACTAGATGAACTCAAGCAGCTGGAATACAAACTCACAGAAAAAATACTAACTAACAGGTAACTTACAACAACTATGAAAAAAATCGCAATCAAAACCAACTTACTAGGCAGGGGAGAAACTTTTAAAATTCTGGCTGTAGGCCATGCTACAGGCTATCCAGTACTACTCGTGGGCCCTCCAGGTGTGGGTAAAACCAGAGTGTTGCTGGATTACAGCATGGGCCTGAACAATGGCAATGCTATAGATGCATTGCAACATACTTTCATTCTGGAAACAGATGAAGGAACCAGACCAGCCGAGATCAAAGGTAGAGTAGACATGGAGAAGCTGCTTGCTCCTGGTATTGACACCGCTACCGGTAAAAACCTTACGCCAAGATATGAGCTGAACTCTCCTATTACAAAATCAAAAATGATTTTGATCAATGAGGTGGATAAAGCCAATCCTGGTTTGAGAAACTCTATGCTTGGTGTCATGAATGAGAAAATGCTGTTCAATGGCCAGGACAAGATTTACTGCCCATGGGAACTGTTCTGTGCAAGCTGTAATGTTATCCCTAAAGAGGAAGCTAACAATCCTTTCTGGGATAGGTTTGTGATCAAGCATCAAGTTAATAGGTTAACTAAAACACAACTGTTGCAATACTTCGGCAAGAATTCAAAGGCTCCAGTGGAGATTAATCTCCCTGAAAGCAATGATATTGACACATTTATTGCCAGCGATATCAACAGTGATTTGCTGAGAAGCTTTTTGGATGTGACTTATGATATCCTGTCTGACAGAAGCTTGAGTTATATCCCACGCATCATTGCTGCAGTAGCTTTTGTATTTGATGTAAACGTAAAAAAAGCTGCTATTAAGGCTTGTGAAATCCTGGCTGGTCCAGAGCGTGCCAAAACATTAGGCACCAAACTTGAGCCTGCTGAGATCAGCAACATCAGGAACAAAATAGAGTATATTAATACACTGCAAAACTATGATCAGATCTTGAATCAAATCGAAGATATCAAGAAAGCTGCCAAAGCTGCAAGTGTGCTTGATTCTGTCACCAAGGTTGATCTGGAAGACCTGGCTAAAGATTTAAACAAAATCTTGTCCAAGCATCCAGTGTATAATGCTGGTCTGCCTCAAGATGCAGTATCTGCAAACTAATTTTTAATTTTTAAATCTACCAACTATGGCAAAGAAGACCGGTAAATGGGATAATTGGAGTTGGGAAGATGCTTTTCAAGTCTCAGAGAGGGAGCTGGTTAACCCCAAGCTCTCTCGCTGGGATAAAAGCGATCTATATGATCTGCTTGTAGTAAGAGATCTGCGTAAACATTGTGCTGATAAAAATATTCAGCCTTATGCTGCAATGTCTGATGTAGATTTCGAAGCTGCAGTTGAAAAAGTATTCCCGAAATATATGTTGTATGATACCTATAACATTAATCACACACCTACAGAAAATATCAAGCTTGCCAATACAGATGAAAACAACAAATGGCTTTTTGATTTCTTAATGAACAAAGCCACGGGTTATTATTCTAAAACTGTCACTCAGCAAAATCCTTTTAACAGTTATGTGTACAGCTCTGAGATCATGAAGCAGCTGTTTGATATATATCAACAGGAAAATCCTCAGGGCCCTGGTGATGGTGATGGTGAAGGTAAAGATGGTAAAGGCCAGTCTGGTATGCAGAAAATGCTAAGCAAAATGCAAAGCAATTCAAAAGGCAATCAGAAGCTGGATAAAGCCATGGACCAGGCTCAGCAAAAAGCAGATGAAAGGATCAAAGACGCTGATGATACTGGCAATGCTACAGGAGATCTTGGATGTGATAAATCCATGGGTGATTTTAGCCTGGGAGAGTTATCAGAATTCATGAACTACATGGAAGCACTGGATAACATAGAGCTACCAGAATCTGTAGTAACCAGCTTTGTGAAGAATACCTTAAAGCTTTCTGAAGCTTATTTTTCCACCAAGTACACAGAATCTCAGGTAGAGTTGCTCGAGGCTGATGTAATAGATGATCTATCTAACATAGAATATCTGTTTCCTCAGCTGAGGGCACTAGGTCTGGACAATATTGTAACTCATGAGCGTAAATACCACATGAAGTTTGATCTGTTTGTAGATATTTCCGGATCTATGAGCAGTCAGATCTATGATGTTAAAGGTAATGGCAGCATTGCTGGTATAGACCTGGCCAAGATCACTGCCCTAAAGCTTAAAAACATGGGTCATGTAGAGGATGTATATCCTTTTCAGTCCAGGGTAGAAAAAAAGCTTACCAAGAAAAGTGACATCGCGTTGATGAAATGCACCGGAGGTACTGATATCAATGAAGTTATTCGTACAGTACAAAAAACAGACAGGCCCAGTGTAGTGATCACAGACATGCAGGATAGTATAAGTATTTACGATCCTAATGTGTTCTTTGTGGGCATACTTGGAGCCACGTTTGAGAATTTCCGCGGACAAACTATAGGCAAACAATACATTGAAAACCGCCAGTGTATCAAATATGACAATACTAACAAGTTTGTCCTGGTGCAGTAATTTGTTACCTTTGCACTTCCTACAGTCTTCTAAGCATAGACTTAAGGTTATACAGTATATAAAAAGCCGTTATTTATTAACGGCTTTTATTTTATATTTTTTTCTGTATAGCTTTAGGAAAATGCTTACAACTTATGGGCAGTAAACGTAACCGCACTGCAGGCCATGGCTTCGAGAGGTGCATTATCAACGAGCTTAAGCTATTAGGCTTCCCGGAAGCAGTTTCAGCAAGATCAGAAAGTAGAAATTTAGATGACAAAGGTGTTGATATCTGTAATGTCAAGCCTTATAATATCCAATGTAAAAACACTGTGCTTACACCTAACTATCACGAGCTGATTACTAATATGCCACAGGATCCGGAAGTAGCCAACATCGTCATTCATAGAAAAACTAAAAAAGCTAATACCAGGTTTGTAACCCAGGATGATTATGTGCTAATGCGAAAGTCAGACTTCTACAAGATCCTGAAAAAGCTTCATACTTAAAATTTTTGTTAGTTAGTCAACACTAAGGGGAGCTGGAAACGGTTCCCCTTTTTTTATAACTTAAAACCTAAACCATGAAAATGAAAGTATGGGTAAATGTTTACTACGCATGCTACACAAACAGAACCCGGTTTTACTTCTCGCAATCTTATTCTACCAAAGCCAAAGCCTTGGTAGGACTTGCACACAAGAAGCACAGCATGAAAGATTTGTATTATGACACTATTAAGATTTACTTATGACAGACCTAGAAGATGTTGAATTTCTTCCTCCAGATAAGAAAACTACTGCCAATGCTGCTTTAATCAAGAAGGCTTTCTATGCTGGATTTAAATCAGGCGTTGCTTTTGTAAATGAAAGTGAATCTATGAACGATGTTTATTGGCGACAAAAAGCATTTAAAGACTTTTGTAAGAACAACAAAATCAAATTATGAAACTAACAGAAGACTTTCTTTTAGAAAATGGATTTGAAAAAGTTCCATATTTCACAATTACAAATACAATATTCAAAGACTTGGGAAGAAACAGAATCTTATCAATAGGTTGTGTTGGAACTCCTAATGAAATGGTTTGGATTTGTGAGGTTGATAGAACTGATCCAAAAAAGATTAATGATTTAGTGTGCCTTAGAAACTATGATTATGATGGCTACACAACTCAAAAAGAATTACTAGAGCTTTATTCTATTATCATAAAAAAATGAAAACTAACTTACAACGCAAAATCAGCTGGGAGCCAGCTTATGATAAACGTCATGCTGATCCTCAGAAAAACTATGGTGTACATGGTTTGACCATGAGATTTTTAGTATCTGGCAAGCTTGGTACTGTACAGTTTTTACTATACACCAACTGGTTATTAGCCAGTACCCGGAAAGATTTTGATCAATTTGAAAAAGTCAGTAGGTTTTTGCTGGACCCTTTGCCGGCAGATATAGGCTATCATTCCAGGGTGCCTAGATATGAAGGCCAGAACCCAATGTTCAGAACCAAGATCAAGCGCAAAGCCCCAAAAGAAATTGTATTTGATGACGAAGTAGTAAGTCTGCCGGATTTTGAATTAGACAGAGAGTTCCTGCCAGAGCCTTGTATTTATCTTAACGGGGATCCTTGTTTTTATGACGGAAGTAGCTTAAATGCTGTAAGGTATTTTGATATCCTAGTAGAGAAAGGCGATGAAGCTTTGTGGCTTGCACTGGAAGATTATTACTCTAGGGCATTAGGTATTGAAGCAAGCTGGTTAAGCAAGTTTTACATTTTCGCTGACGAGACAGATAAAAACGAGCCTGTAAATCCAATACAATGGTTTTATATCTACAGGCATCAAAACGGGGCCTGGGAAAAAAGTGAAATGTTTAACAGTATACCCAGTGTTATCTGGTCAAAAATAAAAACGCATTGCCAAGTATTTTACAAAAAATTTAATAAGTTTACAAGTAGAAAAACTGTATAACGCTTATGCTTTGCTTACAACTCAGACCTGGAGTTTCCTCTCCCGGTATTTTCACAACTAACTTTATCCTACTTATGCTAACTACATCACAACAACGTGAAGTGGACAAGTGGCTTATTAAGAATCAGCCTCAAGTCCAATACTTGCTTGAGGAAAATGCGCTTAAGCAACTTTTGTATGAAGTTTATGAAGCTGGCATACAGACACAGCTTACTCTGGAACGTAAAAACAATGAAGAAGAGGAGGAAGAAGATGACGATGTTGATGAAGCTGAAGAAGCTAAAATTCAGGAAGAAGTCAAATCACGTATCCAAGATGATAAGCTTACATGCTATTCCAGTATACTAATTCAAAATTTATGACACCTGTAAACACACATGTTAACAAAGTACTTATTGATGCTGATAGTATGGTCTACATCCAAGCCTGGGATGTAAAAGAGTTAGAAAATAATCCTGAGAACTATGCGCTGGTGATTCACAAAACAGATGGATTTGTTAATAACATTTTGAATGCTACCAGAGCTGAGCGTTACATAGGTTTCCTGAAAGGTGCTCAGCCTACTTTCAGGCATATAGCTAACCCAGACTATAAAGCTAAGCGTAAAGGCAATAATGAATGGCTTGACAAGTGGGGAGCTGTGATTAAGCACAGATTGATTTCCAAGTGGGGATTTATCCAAGTTGAAGGTATGGAAGCAGAAGATGCTGTAAACATCATGGCTAATTGTACTGGTATTTCCCCTACGATAATAGCTCATATTGACAAAGATCTGGATCAGATCCCAGGCTTTCATTACAACTACAAAAAGCTTACTTCTTATACTGTAAACAAAAGCGAAGCAGAAAGAAATTTGTTTGTGCAGGTAGTGATGGGAGACAACACAGACAATATTCCTGGCATTACTGGTGTAGGTGCAATTACTGCAAAAAGACTTTTAGCTGCTGGTCTTGCAGAATATCATTCTGTAGCACTGGAAGCTTTTATACAAAACTATGGAGAGCGCAATGGTATTATCAGTTTTTATGAAAGCTACTTGATGTGCAAACTGTTAGATCAACCTTGTATGGGCTTTGACCCTAAAAATATAAAATGGGTAGATTTTGTTCCAGATGAAACTTCTATTCCTTCCCCGGAAGAGATTGTAATATCCTGGGAAGTTGATGTAGTACCACCAGAAAAACCTGTAAAAGATTTTAACCCTACAAATTCACAACCAAATCATGAACACTACGACTACGAGTAACCTTCCCAATACTTTATTTAACAGGATGAACTTTTTGAAAGTTAATATTGAAAAGTTCAACATGAAGAATGTGGGTCAGCTTATACGAAAAGCTTATACAGCTAAGACGGGAAAGCAACCTGAGAAATTAAGTTTTATGGTAGATAATGCTGCGGGTAAACCTACTAAAAGAGACATCGCTGTTTATCCAGATCACTTTGTAGATGAATTAGATCAAATTATTATCAACTATGCACAAGCCAACAAACCTAAAAGGAAAAGAATTAATCGCCAGCGTATCGGTTCCAGCTCGTCTCAAGGACGCCAAAAAAGATAAGCGAGGGTATCCTATCCCTTTCTTTATACCAATGGATGCAACTACTGGAGAACCTAACTTCAAGTACATGGATCCTACAAAACAGTTTTTATGTGTGACATTAGGCTTGTGCATGATTTGTGGACAAAATTTAATTCCTCATGATTACTGGTACATCACAGGACCCCTGGGCAGAAAAAATCAATGTTGTTCAGATCCTGCCATGCACAAAGAATGCGCTGAGTATAGCTTAAAAGTCTGTCCTCATATGCACTTTGAAAAAACAGACAGGACTACAGATGAATCTGTAGCGGATATGGGAGTTATTATTACTGCCAAACCTCCTGAAGTAAGGCTTATTAATGCCAGGAATTATACACTGTTCAGACAAAAACATTATACGATATCAAATTTTACTGATATCAAGTATGAGGAAAAATGGCATTACGTAAAAGGCGTGTTAATCAAAGACAAAAGCTTTAAACCTGATTGTTCATGAAAACAATATTTAATCCAGAAAATAAAAATCAACTCAGCTATCATGAATCTTTAGGTCCAGCAATGGAAATTACAGAACAAGCTGATGCAGATCAATACAAAGAAGCAATGATTCAATTTATGCTGGCCCAAGATCCCGGTGTAACTAGAGAAACAGTTGAAAAAAACTGTAATAGTAATTTAGGTTACTATGCAGGTTACTACAGCAATGGAACAAGAGCCAGAGTTGAGAAATTGTTTAAATGCTCACATCCAATCTTTGGATCTATTAAAGACAATGGTGCTCCAACTGCTAAAGAAGCTTATCAAGCTGGTTTAGCTCTTGGTAAAAAATCAAAAAGTTATGAAAACAACTAACCTATATAAATTCTACATGCCGGAAGACTTTGTAGAAGTTATTCCTGATGATTTGTTTCAGTGGTTGCATACCAGTGTAGAAGTTGATATCTCTAAGTTAAGCACACTTGACGGCCTTGGTATTTTTATCCGGGAGAAACTGGATGTAGGCAAAGAAAAAGATATCAACATTGCTCTGGTAGCAGAATGGCACACTACAAAAAGTGACAGGGTAGTAAGTTTTTTAAGATACCATGTCTTCAAAGGTGATATGCCTGATAACTTACTAGATGATATCAACTTCGTTGCAGCAAATACAAACAATCCTGTATGGGAGAAGTAGAAAAACTAACA